GGGCGGTCTGGCGGTGCTGGCACGGAATGCCGAAACCCACGAGCCGTTGGCTCGGATGTCTGCCAATTTCGAGGGGGAAACGCTCCCACCGGACGAATTCTATTTGCGGAATTGGAGCGAAAACACGGAAATCGCCCAATTGCTGATCTTGACGGGGGCAATCCAGCCCGTTGCCAATGCGGAGCCGATGGAAATGAATCACGGGATAGCGTATCGTTGGCGCATCGTTGATTGACCCAGAAAGGACGGGTGAATGAGCAAAGCAAAGCAGCAGGGCGGAACGAAGCGCGCACCCGTGTGGCACGCCGTCCCGTGCTTCCATTGCGGCCAACCAATCCCGTCCGGCGCAGACGGGTGGCGCGTTCGATGGATCAACTTCACGGATGGCGGTCGCAGAATGGCGATGACATGGCAACACCGAAAATGCACGGGGGTGAAGTGATGGGACGGTTCAAAGACATCGCCACGGGCGAGCAGATCAACACGGAGGAAATGCAGATCAAGCGAACCCGCGGGCGACGCGCTCGCAACCGAGGGAATGCGTTTGAACGAGAAGTTGCTGCCCGTTTGGGTGGCGATGCAAAACGCGTGGGGATGTACGGTTCCAAAACCGATGTGGAATCCCCGTGGCTGGCCGCGCAAACGAAGGTCGGTGGCTCATATCCCGAACGCATTGACGGGTGGTTGCGATCCATCAACGCCAAGAGCGACCAATTGCGCGCGGTGATCCTTGGTGATTCCCCTGGCGCGGGGATGCGCCGCCGGACGCTCATCGTGCTGGATTTTGATGATTTCTGCGCGTGGTACTCAAACGAGACGGGCAATGAAGAAACGGAATGATTCAATCTTGACCCGCCGTGATCTGGTGTTGGCGTTCACCGAGGCGCGAACGCTGGCAGAGCGTGCGCTCGCATCTGCCCCCGAATATGTTCGCGGGTATCAGGACGGACTTGCCGTTGCCATTGAGATTGTGCGAGCATTGGACAATATGGATCGCGCAATCGTGCATCAAAAGGTCGAACGGCGTTGACGCGCTCGGCCGTCATCTGGTTGATGTCGGTCGTCATCGCATCAAGCGCGGTGGCAAATACGCCAAATCGGGTCATTGCCCCAACCCCCACTTCAACCCCAACGCCGATGCCAACGCCGAACCCAATCCCGACCTCAATCGTCCAGACTGATCCAAACCCAACCATTCGGGGCATCGCCACGCACTACGACGCTGAACGAAACGGACAGTCTGCGTGGTACACGAGGGAAGGCATCGTGCTTTATGGGGCTGCTGGTCCGGCATTGCGGAAAATCGTTCGGCACAAATGGGGCAACCGCTATCCCGTGATCGTTTCATCAAAATTGACGGGCATTTCGGTCGTGGTGTGGGTCGTTGACTTCTGCGAATGTCGCGGCGGTGACAAAAACCCCGACAATGACCGATTGATTGATCTGGCTCCCGCCGTCTGGGACGCGCTGGGTGTCCCGTTATGGCGGGGCGTGACTGGCGTGACGATTGAAGTGCTTCCGACGCGATGATTGCATTTCGTGTATCGTTGCGCGTCTAGGGGGGACAATGGTACAGGAATCAAAAGACGACCGACTTGAACGAATGCGGGCGAACCTTCAATCCCCGCAATCAAAAATTTTCACCCAAATGGTGCGAACCGCACGGGGTGATTCACGGGCATTGGCTGGTGTGGCGTATGCCCACGAGCGGCTTGGTCTGCCCGCATCGTGGTTGCGCGAACGGATGGCTGGCCGCATTCGTGTCAAACCGTTGGACATTGAGATCCTCGATCGGGTCATTGACATCGCCAAATCAACCCCGAACGGGGTGGCGTTGAACATCGAGCGCGACCCCGCGCAATCGGCGGAGGTCGGGGAATATCGGCGGGCTGTGGCGAAGATGTGCCGTGAATGCGCGCCCGCGCCAGACAAGGGCAAAGACCAGCAATGCCCCGATGGTCAATGCCCATTGCGTCCCGTGTCCCCATTGGAATTGCACCCACGCGCACACCGAAACCCCCCGATTGTCGGGAAGGATTGGGCGCGCTAGACTTCCCATCGGGCGCGCGTGGACGCTCGCCGCGGCGTGATGCCAATTGGCGGGGAAATCGGGGTTCAACTCCCCGACGCGTCCATCAACACAAGGGGGTTCAATGGCCAAGGCTGACAAATGGATTGCGCTGGATGCGTGGATTGCCAACGCCCAGCGGGTGTTGGGATTGTCTGGCTGGGTCGTGATCGTGTTGCGGGACGCGGCAGACGTGACCGCGTGGGCAGACATTGAACCCCATAGCCAAGCCAACACCGCAGATCTGCGGTTGGCTCATGACTTCTGGCGGCAACCCGCCGTCCGGCAACGGCTCGTCTTGACCCACGAATTGATCCACCTGATCACATCCCGCGTTGATCGCATGGTTGACACGCTTGAAGATCCGATGGGCAAATTGGCGTTTGCCGTGTTCGAACCGCAATATTCAGACGCGACCGAACGCATGGTTGAACATCTGGCCACAATCATCGCCCCGATGCTCCCGCTCCCGTCGCTGCCCAAGGGGTGAACCCGAAGCGTCCGTGCTTGGAATGCGGCGCACCAAGCCGTGGTTCACGGTGCGAATTGCACCAGATTCCGGACACCCGAAAGCGCCCAGGATACGGCGCGGAGTGGACGAAGGTCAGCCGCGAGATGCGGCGGCGCAACCCCGTGTGTTCGATGTGCGCCCGAACCGGAATCCCGTTGGCCGTTGACCACATCGTTCCGCGGTCGTTGGGTGGGTCGGATGACCCGTGGAATCTGAGGGTGTTGTGCGGTGATTGCCACCGTCGTTTCGGTCGCACACGACGATCACGATGACCACTGACGGGGGTATGGGGTCAGAATCTGGCACGCACAACGCTTGTATATCCGACCCCCAATGCCGTGCGCGGTCGGTTGGGTTTTTTGGTTTTGGGCAGATTTTCGGATTGGGTCGGTTCGGACGAACCGTCGCCCCGCGATGTGCTACCATCGGCCAATGACAAACGGAGGATTTTCAGAGGCGTTTAGGTCGCGCATCGTCGCGTCCGGCGAAGAGTCGCCCGATCAATTGCTTGCCAATCCATCGAATTGGCGCGGGCATCCGTCGGGTCAACGGGAAGCGTTGGCCGCCGTGCTTGATCAAGTTGGATTCGTCGCGCCCGTTATCGTCAACCGTACAACTGGACGGCTGATTGATGGACACCTGCGCGTTGAACTTGCGCTGGCACGCGATGAAACGATGATCCCCGTGTCATATGTTGAACTGACCGAAGACGAAGAACGATTGGTGTTGGCGACATATGACCCGCTTGGTGATTTGGCATTTGCAGATCCCGCACGGTTGGGCGAACTATTGGCGGAGATCACACCGTCATCATCTGAAGTCGCTGAACTGCTCGGCAATCTGGCACATGCGACCGGAGCCGAAGCACCGAAGTTTGACATCGGCACGGTGGGCGAACAATCACAACTTGATCAGAAAAACCCAATCAAATGTCCGGGGTGCGGATATGAATGGCGGCCATAGCCTTCGCGTTGATTGGTGTTCCAGACAAGCGGCAAAATACGCGGTTGAAAAATGGCACTACTCGCGGCAAATGCCATCGTTCAAATTGTCGTGCCTCGGCGTTTGGGAGGATGACAAGTTCGTCGGAACGGTGATTTTCGGCGGTGGCGCAACACCGCAATTGTTGAAGCCGTATGGTCTGGGCTTGTTCGAGGGTTGCGAATTGGTTCGGGTGGCAATGACCAAACACAAAACACCCGTGTCCCGTGTCATCGCCATCGCGTTGCGAATGCTCAAAAAAACCTATCCTGGACTCCGTTTGGTCGTGTCGTTCGCAGATCCGGCAGAGGGTCACGCGGGGGGGATCTATAAAGCGGGCGGGTGGATTTATACGGGGACAATGGGGAAAGCAACCTATTTCAAAATCCACGGTCGTGTCCGACACCCGCGAAGCGTCGTGCAGAAAGGATCGGAAAATTCATTGGCGGCCGTGCGACGGAATTTTGACCCCAACGCAACCGCGGTTGTGAAGGAAGGCAAGCACCGCTATTTGATGCCATTGGATGATCAAATGCGGCAACAGGTTGCGCCGCTTGCTCAACCGTATCCGATCAAGGTAGAATCCACGCCAGACGCGCGCGAAGCATAGGGAACGATGCGCCCCGATTCCATCGGGGAAGAGGACGCTGTGATGCGATCCGCGCGCTCCAAACACGGGGGGCGAATGACAAGGCTACTTCGGCAGAATCGCGAATTGCGTGAAATCGGCGCATGGAATTGGACGATCCCCGCGCTTGGCGCGAAACTTGATGATGGTCGAACGATCCACACTTGCCCGCAAGCGGGCGCATGCGCGGCGTTGTGCTACGCCAGGAACGGCACATTCCGGTTCAAGCCCGTCAAAGCGGCACACGCTCGCAACTTGAAATTCGTGTTGGATGATCCCGTCGGATGGGAAGCGGCGATGAATGACGAAATCAAACGATTCGTCAAAGCGGGCGCATATGTTCGCATCCACGACGCGAGTGATTTTTTCGCTGACGACTATTTGATGGCGTGGATGCGGATTGCCGCTGCCCACCCATCCGTCGTGTTTTACGCGTACACGAAAGAAGTGTCCAGATTCAAACGGTTGGCCGTCGGGCATTCCCCGTCAAATTTCCAATGGCTGTATTCGATGGGCGGCAAAGAAGACCATTTGATTGACACGGTGAACGACCGGCACGCCGAGGTTTTTCCCGACGCTCAATCATTGGAAGCGGCGGGATACTTCAATCAAGAAGCGTCCGACATTTTGGCGATCACCGCACCCACCAATCGGATCGGCATTGTCGCCAACAACATCCCGCAATTCAAGAAAAAGCAAGGCACCGCAACATTCGGGGATCTGCAACGAGCGCGGACATAGCGTTAGACTTGGGCGATGGGAACCCGTGGACCTCAACCAAAGCCGACGCGTTTGAAGATTCTGGCTGGGCAAACCCGCCCGTCCGTCATCAACTACGCGGAACCAATCCCCGCGGGCGGGGCGTTGACCCCGCCGCCAGATCTGCGGCCGGAAGTGCGGGTAGTCTGGGATCGGGTGATTGATGCGCTCGGTCACACGGGCGTGCTGACATCGGCGGATCGGGATTTGATTCGACTCTATTGCGAAGCGTTCACCCGATACACGGAAGCGGAAACGATGTTGGCCAAGACCGGACCTCTGGTTCGGGGGCGTGAAGGAACATTCGTCAAAAACCCGTTGCACCAGATCGTTCGGGAAAACGGCGATGCGGTGAAAAAGTATGCACGGGAATTGGGGTTGACCCCATCATCCCGCGTTGGATTGAAGGGGGAAATTGGTGACCAAGCGAATTCGGCAACCGCGAAACTCGACGCGCTCATCCGTGCCGCCCGTCGCGCCTGAAGGCGAAACGGTTGCGACATTCATCGAATCATTCTGCCGTCTGACCAAAGGGGACACGGCTGGACAATTGATTGAATTGCGCCCGTGGCAACGGCAGATCTTGAACGAAATATTCGCGCACCGCGAAGACGGTCGCCGCAAATATCGTCGCGGGTTGTTGTTGATGCCGCGAAAGCAAGGCAAAAGTTTGTTGGCCGCGGGCATCGCGTTGTTTTCGCTGTTCACCGAAATCGGCGCAGAAGTCGCCATCGTCGCGGGTGACCGCGCCCAAGCGCGCATCATCTTCCGGGAATGCGCTCGGATGGTGCAATTGGATCCCGTGCTGTCGCGCAAATTGCATGTGTTGCGCGATGTGATTGAATACGCGGAAACGGGTTCGGTGTTGCGCGTGCTGTCATCGGAAGCATCACGCGCCGAAGGGTACAACTTTTCAACCGTGCTATTTGATGAAGTCCATGTGCAACCAGATGACCGACTCTGGGCAACGGTGAACCTCGGTTCCGGCACACGCAAAAACCCGCTCGTGTTGGGCATTTCAACGGCGGGATCCAAAAGCGATTCTCGCGGCCAAGATTCGCTGTGCTACAAGTTGTGGCAATACGGTCGCCGCATTGAATCGGGGGAAATTCAAGACGAGCAATTCTATTTCCGATGGTTCACCGCGCCAGAAGATCTGCAATGGGATTCGGTTGAAGCCGCGAAAGCGGCAAATCCGGCATGGGGTGATTTCCTTGACCCCGAAGATTTCACGGCGGCAGCGCGGTCATTGCCGCGTGACGAGTATGAAACGAAACGGCTGAACCGATGGATCGCGCGTTCAACATCATGGTTGCCAACGGGATCGTTCGAGCGATTGCAAACCGACCGACGGTTGATTCCGGGCGAACCAATCGTTGCTTCATTTGACGGCTCATTTGATGGGGACTGCACCGTGCTGGTTGGGGCAACTCTGGACGGCCACATTGAACCGCTGTTGTTGTTTGAACGGCCAATTGATGACCCGCATTGGCGTGTGGACATTGGGGAAGTTGAAGCCGCGATCCTGGAAATTGCCAAGAAATTCCAGATCATCGAATTGGCGGCAGATCCATTCAGGTGGTCGCGGTCGTTGGAAGCGTTGGAACACGCTGGATTGAACGTGGTTCACTTCCCTCAGAGTCCTTCAAGGATGGTGGCCGCGTGTCAACGCTACTTCGAGGCGGTCACGCAAGGAGAGATCCATTGGGGCGGCGAGCCGCATTTGACCGCGGCGATGGTCCGGCATTTCCAGAATGCCGCCGTGAAGACGGATCGGTTCGGCCCTCGCATCGTCAAGGAACATCGCGGGTCTGCCCGCAAGATTGACCTCGCCGTTGCTGCTACGATGGCATTGGATCGGGCGCGCTATTATGCCAGCGAGGCGGCAAAACCCGCCAGAAGCGTGGAGTTTCACAGCCTATGATTTCAACCATCGCGGAAATTGCCGGTGTCGGTCTGCTAATCTTGGCCGCGTATTTGGTGCATCCATCAATCATCATCGGTCTGGTCGGGATCGGTCTGATTGCATTCGGCTATTCAAGGGGTGACAAGTGAGCATCATTCGCCGCGTATTGGGGACAAATCTACAACCGCGAAACTTGAATGGTCTGGGGTTGATTCCGCAAGCGTTTGATCGCGTTCCGGGAATCTCCGCCAAGCGTGTTGATGAAGAGTCCGTGTTTGGATTGTCCACGGCTTGGGCTTGCGTGACCTTGTTGAGCGACTTGATCTCCACACTCCCAATTGATTCTTATATTCGCGACAATGGCCAGCGTCGCCCGTATCGTCCGGGCGGTGTCAAACCGTTGTGGATGACGAACCCGATTCCGGGGCAGAATGTTGGCATCAATGAAATTTTGTCGCAAATCACCGTCAGTCTTTACGTCAACGGAAACGCTTTCGTGTTTGCACCGCGCGACCCAGACACCAACGAGCCGCTAGAAGTTCGCGTCCTTGACCCTCGCACTATCACCATCCACCAGCGCGGGCGTGAGGTTTTCTATACGATCCGCAACGGCGCGGAGAATGTGGATTTTGGATCTGACACCATTTTGCACATTCCGTTGATCACGCTGCCCGGACAACTCCGCGGCATCAATCCAATCGAGGCTCTCCGCAACACTCTTGCGTTGGGAATGACGCTTGATGATTCTGCCGCCAACTTCTTTGCGACCGGCTCCACGCCTACGGGCATCATTGAAACGCCAGACGCGCTGACGGCCGAACAAGCCAAGTTATTGAAAGACGGTTGGTTGCGCCACCACACGGGTGTCAACGCACACACTCCTGGGGTGTTGAGCGGCGGAGCGACATTCAAAGCATTGTCGTTCCGACCGGAAGACGCGCAACTGCTCGCGTCACGGGAGTTCACCGTCAACGAAGTCGCGCGCATCTTCCGCGTCCCGCCCGCGCTCCTCGCCGTCACGACTCCGGGCGCGATGTCATATTCATCAGTCGTTGAATTGAACGCGTCATTCGTGTCGTACACGCTGCGCCCGCTTGCGGAAAAGATCGAACGCGCACTGTCGATTTTGATTCCGCGGCCAGAAGCGTTCACGCGATTGTCCATGGACGCGTTGCTTCGTGGATCAACCCGCGAACGGTTTGAAGCCTATCGCATCGGGCTATCCGAAGGGTGGATCAATGTGGCAGAAATCAGACGGCTGGAAGACCTTGCGCCCGTGGATGATGCGGCGGCCAACGCATATCGTCAACCGTTGAATCAATCCGATTCCGCGTTGGCATCTGCCAAGCAGAAAGCCGACGTGTATGCCGTACTGATCAACGCGGGCGTTGATCCGGCAGAAGCCAGACGGATCGCGAAACTATGACATTCACTTCACGACATATCACCATCGGAACGGCTGCTGTTGCCATTGGAACCGCAACGCTCAAAAACACCCACGAATTGACAATTGAATCAAACGACAACAAAACCGTTTATGTCGGAGATGAATCGGTCACCGTAGGCGGGGGATTTGAAATTGTCAAAAACGCAATTGTTCCCATCAAAATTGCAAACGGAGACATTTTGTGGGCGGTGTCAGACTCATCCGATGCGGTGATTTCCGTGTTTGATTTTCAGGTTGATCCTTGATGCCATACGCTATCGAACCAGATTTCAACGGGTGCGCGTTTGCCGTTGTGAAGGTCAATGCGGACGGCTCCAAGGATATTGTTCCTGGGGGATGCCATCCGGCGGACGAGCAGTCATTGGCCGAAGACCATTTGACCGCGCTGAACATTGCGCTTGAAGACGAACGGGCGATTGATCCGAACGGATATGAGCCGACCGCGGCGATGCGGGCAGAGGCAGAGCGCGGACTTCAATGGCGGCGTGAATACGGGCGCGGAGGAACGGACATTGGGGTTGCCCGCGCCCGTGATATTTCCAACGGCAAGCGTCTGCCCTATGAAACGGTCGTGCGGATGAATTCATATTTCGCGCGCCATACGATTGACAAGCAAGCGGAAGGTTTCCGTCCGGGAGAAGACGGCTACCCGTCTGCTGGTCGCATCGCGTGGGCGTTATGGGGTGGAGATGCTGGCGAACGATGGGCGGGGGCTATCATTGACGCGGCTGATGAAAATGGCGACCGAATGAGAAGCAAAGGGGATGACATGGCAATCGAATTCCGAACCGCTGCGGTTGAACTCCGCGCCGTTGACGAAACGGGAATGACGTTTGAAGGATATGCCGCGCTGTATGATTCGCCGTCCGACACGGGCGTTGCACCAGAAGTCATCAAGCCCGGAGCATTCCGCCGATCATTGGCCGCCGCAGAGCGTGGCGAATGGGATGTCAAAGCGTATCAAGACCACAACCCTGAACTCTTGCTTGGAACAACCAAGTCCGGCACGCTAACGCTTGATGATGACGGAAAAGGTCTGCGCGCACGCGTGTCATTGAATCCGAACATTTCATTCCATCGCGACCTTGCCGAAATTGTCAAGACGATGGGCAAGTCGCTGGGGATGTCGTTCGGGTTTTTCTCAACCAATGCAAACAAGGTGAACGATGAAGGGGTGCGTGAATTGCGTGATGTGAAGTTGGTCGAGGTTTCCGCATTGACGGGGCTCGCGCCGTATTATCCGGGAACCATTTCAACGGTCGCCGTGCGGTCGCTGGCATCCGATAGCGGGATTGATGTGGCCGCGCTCCGTGAAGCGGTGGTCGCTCTGCTCGCGGGCAATATGAATGAAGATCAAGCGAAGGTCATCGCCGATGCGGTCAACGCCGTCATCGTTGACGATGAATCTGATGCGGCAGAAGCCGAAACCGAACCAACCGAAGGTGCGGCAACGGACGAGGAAACCGCTGCTGACTTGGATCCGATGGAGCAGCCCGCGCCAGAAACCGAAACGGAATCCGGCGTGAAAGTGGAGATCGAAGTCACGATCCCGCGCGCAGTACCACGATCAATCCGCGAACGCCAAATTGAATTGGCGCGTCGCGCCTTAGACTAAAAAAACCAAAACGCAAGGGCAGATCCGCAAAGGGCATTCGCACCGCCGGACGAGTACCACCGTTGAGGGGATTGATAAAAAAACCGAATAGCGAAAGGGGAATCATCGTGTCGAATGAACTGATGAACCGCCTCCATTCTGCATATCGGACGGACTTTGAGGCTGCGAAGGGTCTTATCACCCGCGCCGCTGACGAGGCTCGCGAACTTTCCGCAGAGGAGAGCGCGCAGTATGACCGTCTCAACGAGCAGATGGATGCAAAGTTGGAAAAGATCAACGACATCAAGAAGGGCGAAGAGCGTTCAACGAAGTTGGCCGCAATCGTCGGAAACCTTGAAGTCACATCGGCAAAGCCGCTGAACAATGATGCGGATGTCCTCCGCGCCATCATCAACGGCGAGAAGCGTTCCGCGAATTTTGAACTTCGCGCGCTCGCAACGGCTACGGCTACAACGCCTGTGACGTTTGCTGATTTCGTGGTTGAGCAGTTGGTTGAAGGCAACCCTGTTTATGAAGGCGCGTCCAAGATCCGCACAACCGACATCCGAAACATCACCGTGCCTGTGATGGCGGGAACCGCGCCAAGCGCGGCTTTCGTTTCCCAGGGCGGAACGATTTCGGCTTCGGATCCAGTCTTCACAAGCATCACGCTTGGCGCATACGCGGCGGCAACGCTGACGCTTGCATCACGCGAGTTGGTTGATTCGGCTGGCTTCAACCTCGTGGAATATGTTGGCCGCGCGGCGGGCAACCAGATCGCATTCCTCGCGGGTTCGGCGTGTACCCTCGGAACCGGAACGGTTCAGCCAACGGGCTTCGTGTCCGCGCTGACCACGGCTGGTGCGCTTACGACCGCAACCAAGTCAGGGACGGTCACGGCGACCTTCTTTGATGCGCTCGATCTAGCGGGCGTGATCTATGCACTCTCGCCAAAATATAGGAACGCCAACACGGTGTGGCAGATTTCAACGGGTGCAGCGAGCAAGGTTCGCCGCCTCCAGGATCTGAACGGACAGTTCATTTGGCAACCAGCCGTCGCGGCTGGTGCGCCAGAGACACTGCTCGGATATCGTGTCAAGGAGAATGTCCACATGGCCGCGGTTGCATCTGCATCCAAGTCCGTGGCATTGCTCCACGAGCCGTCGTTCTATATCCGAGAAGCGGGTGGTGTTGAAGTGGCAACCTCGCAGGAACGCTACTTCGAGATCAACAGCATCGGAATCCGAACGATCTATCATGTGGACTCGGCGCTGCCGGATACACTTGCGGGTCGCGTGCTCGTTTCCGCCAACTCATAATTGGCAATCTGCCTCGGTTGAGGTAGAATCGTCCGAGCGTCGCCCGTCTGGGTGACGCTCGGACTTTTATTTGGAGGGTGAGGCAATGACGCTCCGCATCGCTTGGTCAAGCAATGCCCCTTGGACGGGATCGGGATATGGCGTGCAAACCGCGGAAATCGTTCCGCGTTTGGTTGCAGACGGCCACGAAGTCGCGATCCTCGCGAATCACGGGCTTGCGGGTTCGATCATCAATTGGGGCAATCCGCCCGTTCCGGTTTTCCCGCAAGGCATTGATGCATATTCCAATGACATCCATCCCGCGCAGATCGCGAACCACATTGGCGACCAGCGACATCGCGGGCTTGGCTTGACATTGTTTGATGTTTGGGTCTTCAAAGCACCGCAATGGGATGAAGTGCCGCTGCTATGTTGGACACCCGTTGACCACGATCCGGTCACGCCAGAGGTGTCCACATTTTTCAATCGTCCTGGTCGAAAATGGGCATTGGCAATGTCAAAATTCGGCGAACAAGCGTTGCTTGATTCGGGGATTTCCCGCGAGCGGGTGTTTTATGCGCCGCATTCATACGACCCAAACATTTTCAGTCCAGACGGCGAAACGATGCGCGACAAAATGCAGATCCCTGCGGACGCGCATTTGACCACAATGAACGCCGCCAACAAGGGCAACACCCCTATCCGAAAGTGCTTCCCTGAAAATCTGGCCGCGTGGTCGGAATTCGCACGACGGCACGACGATGCGTTTTTGTACCTTCACACGGAAGCATCCGGCATCGCAAGCGGCGTGAACATCCCTCGGCTGTTGAAAGCGGTTGGTGCGCCAGAAAAGCAAGTTCGCATCGTTCCACAATTTGAATATCGGATGGGCATTTCCGCGCAGACGGTTGCCGCATTGATTCGATCAAGCGATGTGCTGCTCGGCGCGGCACGGGGAGAAGGCTTCGGTGTCCCGACACTAGAAGCCCAAGCCACGGGCGTTCCGGTGATCGTCACGAATTGGACGGCATCGCCAGAGTTGGTCGGTCACGGGTGGGTTGTTGAAGGGCAAAAAGAATGGGACGAATTTCAGGGGTCATTCTGGAAGTTGCCATCCGTTGACGGGATCATTGATGCGCTTGAACAATCGTATGCATTGAAAGGTGACGCGGCCAGATTGTCAGAAGCGCGTGCCGCGTCCATCAAATTCGCCGAGCCGTACCAGACGGACAATGTGTTTGCAACCCATTGGCGACCGATTTTGTCGTCAATGGAAACTTTGTTGGCGGAAGGTGTCAAGCCAATCAACCGTGAGCAGCGGCGTGCAGCCGTGAGGCGGAAGCGATGAATGATGTGACCGTGATCACGGCAAGTCTGCCCGACCGCGGGCGACTACGCGAAGACGCGATTCAATCCGTCGCATCCCAGACGATGCCGCCATCTGATCATTTGATCGGCATTGACTATCAACGGGTCGGTGGTTGGCGCGTTCGGAATCTGCTCGTGTCGCAAGTGGAAACCAAATGGGTGCAGATCCTGGACGATGACGATTTGCTGCTCCCGAACCATCTGGCGACGATGTTGGACTATTCCGGCGCGGGGGCTGACATCGTCTATTCATATGCCGATGTCGTTGGTGACAAATCGTTTGACCTATACAACCGACCATTTGACGGGAATTTATTGCGGACATCGTCCATCGTTTCTCACGCGGCATTCGTGCGAACCGAATTGATTCTTGACCTTGGCGGTTGGGACAATCAGAAGGGCTACGACTGGACATTCTGGGTCAAAGCATTGGACGCTGGGGCGCAATTCCTATCCGTGCCAGAAAAGACGTGGATCTATCGGTTGACACCCGAATGGAACCACGAATCGCGACCGTGAAGCCGGTCGTCATTCTGGCCGCGGGGCGCGCGACCCGTCTTGGCGGCGTGAACAAATTGCTCGTCACGGCGGGCGGTCTGCCCGTCCACGAATGGCATCGTCGGGCATTTGAAGGGTCTGACATTTCGATCGTCGTGCATGATCATTCCGTTCGCGCGATCGAAGATGAAGTCCCGTGGGCGAACGCCATCATCGGAACCAACAAATTCAATGGTCCGGTTGGAGCGTTGGACGCGTATTTGGCGCAGACGAATCAAACGGACGGATTGACCGTCGTGTTCGCGGATACGCTGATCCCACCGCAGCCATTGTCTTCGGGTGATTGGGTTGGCGTTGCGGCCGCCCCAGCGCGTCGTTGGGATATGCCATCGGCGCGCGGGCATTGGGTGCGCGGAATCCCACGGGTTCCAGTCTGCATTGGGATCTATTCGTTCGGGGATGTGAACGCGCTCCGAAAGGCTGCATCCGCCGCCCATTCTGACGCTGCAACGGTTGGCGACAAGGAAACCCCGATGACAATGTTGTTGAACCGATACGGTTCGGACATGCCGTGGTTCAAGGTTCGGGGATGGCACGATGCGGGCGATCCCGCCGCCGTCGCTTCCGTGCCGTCGTGGGAATCCGTTGTCGCCGCACGGGACGAAATTGCAAGCGTGGAAGGGATGCTTGATGCGCGTTGGACGCGCTAGAATCACCGAGCAACCCATCCGCCCAGAAGGAGAAACCAAATGGCAATCGTGAACGGATATGTCACCCAAGCAGAAGTCCAAAATGCGCTTGGTCTTGGGACGGCAACGCTGGTTCCAGACTCCGCAGAAATTGACAATGTGATTGAAGCCGTGTCCCGCGCCGTTGACGATTATTGCGGGCGGTTTTTCTACTCGGTCGCCGGAACCGTTGTGTTCACCGCCAACGACTATATGTTCCTCCCGATCGGTGATTGGGTTTCGGTCACCACCGTCAAGACCGACGAAAACAATTCCGGCACGGTGACCAAAACATTGACCCCAAACATGGACTATCGGTTGCAGCAAAACACCACATTTCAAGGGTGGCCATATACGGCAATCCAGATCGCATCATTCGGTTCAAACACACTTCCCGTCGGGGTGACCCAAGGCGTTGAAGTGGTAGGCACACGGGGATGGTCTGCCGTCCCTGAACCGATCCGTGCCGCTGCATTGATCCAGAGTGTGCGCGTGCATGCGCGTCGGGCTACTCCGTTCGGAGTCGCTGGATCACCTGAAGGCGGGATCGTGAGGCTGCTTTCCCGATTGGATCCAGATGTCGAATTGATGGTTCGACCGTATCGTGCGCCACGGGAGGCGATCTAGTGAACGACGCGACCGTGTTGGCCGCCATCGGAAACCACCTTCGCAATCTGACCCCACCATCGGGGCAGACGCTAAAAGTCGTTTATGACTACCCGCCGGAATCATTGGGGGCAACGCCCGCGGTCGTGCTGTATCCTGGAAGCGATTCGGTTTCATACGGTGCGGCCAACCGCACAACGGCGTTGACCGTTTCCGCAGTGTTGTATTTGCCACAGGTTGAATACGCCCGAAATTTTGCGGGGCTTGCGGTGTGGCGCGCGTGGATGCGTGACTCGCTTATCACCGCGGTGCTTCTAAACTCCACCGATGGGGTCGCCCAAGCGTCCGTCACATCAACCACCGTGGACGGTGGAACGGAGTATGCAGAGGCTTCATTCATGACCGTCACCGCTACAATGGACATCATCGGGGTCGAGCCGATCTCGGCATCCGCATAGCGAAGGAGAACAATCGTGCCAGCAGCCTCGTCAGGGAACATCCTATTCAGCGCACTAGTCGGCAAGGCAGAAGGAACCGCGGGGACATCGCCTTCGTTCGCATCCGGCGGTCGCAAATTCCTTGTGGAGCCCACGGGTCTGATCACAATTGGCAAAACTTTTGAGATTGGCGAGGAGCGAAGCGTCGCGCTCCGCAACCCAATCATTGCAACCACTGCAACGCTTATGGCCAACGAGCCAGAGTTGTCCGTGTCCGTTCCAGCCGTGTCCATTGATGAAATGTCCGTGTGGCTCGGGATGGCATTTTCCCCAACGATCACGGGGACGGCTGCACCGTACAACTGGACATTCCAGCCATCAATGGGAACGGCAAGCAATTCGCCAACATCCTATTCGTTCATTTCAATGGACGCGCAAGGTGGAACCGCCGCGGGCGGCAACGCGTACTTGCTCAACTATTGCCTCCCGACGGAAATTTCAATCACGGCAGATCGAAGCGGCTTGACCGCATTGAGCGCGACGCTGTTCGCGCAGAATGTCGCAGAAACGACCACGAATCCAGCGGCAGCGACCGCCGTGCCAACAAGCAAGTTCCTTTCGGGACGGCTCTGGAATGTCGCGACCGGAACCGCTCTGGCCACGGGGACATTCTCGGACTTCCAGTATGCGTTGGACTTCTCGTTGACGATGCAGACGGGCATCGTTCGTCAGTCATATCTTGCCGGAACAAGCACTTTCAGCACTCACGCCGAATCCGCCGCAATCGGCGGGGAATTGTCAATGACGATTCAGAGCAACGCGAACGCTTCCGCCAAGTGGTTCCAGAAGTTGGGTCAGCAGCAATTCGTGGAATTGGCTTGGACGGATGGAACATATTCGGCAACGATCAACACATCCATCATCGTCACGGATGTCACGCCCATCGCGGGAAGCGAAGACGGGTTGACTACTATGACTGTGACGGGTCGTTTGGCGTATGATCCGGTCAGCGCATCATCCATCAAAATCGTTGTGGAGAATGCAATCAGCGCGCTCCCGTAAGTTCACGGGGGGCAGAAGGAGGACGGAATGAAAGAACTTCGAGCGGATCGCAAAATCCGAATTGAATTGGTCGAACCATTTGAAGGATGGTGGGCGGATATGCGGCTCCATGTGCCGTTTCGTCTGGCCGTGCAATTGGAATCAGACAAGCCGGAAGATCGCGTGAACGCAATTCGGTCGCTGGTGGTCGGTCACAACTTCCGTGAAGAAGTTGGATTTGATGATGTGCTTGACGATCCGACGGATGCGCCTGACGATGCAATCACCCAATTGCTTGAAAAGTGGGGGGCAATAAAAACCGCCGTCCCAAACGGGTGAGGCGGGCGGCACAAATGATCGCGCTCGGTCGTCCGAGCGTGAAGCCACCCGCCGAAGTTGTTGCGGTCATTCTTGCGGAACGATGGGGCGTGCTTCCATCGGCTATCCTTGACGAAGATTTCGGCGATGTGATTCGGTGGTGGACAATCACCGCAGATTTGAACACGCAGAAAGGTGGAAGTCGTGGCGGCTAAATCGCGGGTTGACTTTGAAATTTCATCCCAGACGATCAAAGACATCAATGATCTGGGGCTTGCCGTCGCGGCTGGATTTGACAACAAATTGATCGACAAGGCATTGAATGCCGCCGCGCTCCACACGGCCAAAGCAATGGTCAATCCCGTCAAGCAAGGGGCTGTTGGCGCGAGGGGTGGCGGAACGGGTCGGTTGCGCCGCGCGATCTGGGCAAAGCCCGCAATGAAAAACAAACCCGGAGCCTATGTCGGGATCCGTCCGGGAGCAAGTCGCGCAGACACGCGTGGTGCTTACTATCGCTGGATCGTGACCAGCGGCGTTCGCAATGTCCCCTATGTCATCCGCCCGAAATTCGCTGGTGCGCTAAATATCGGAGGCAATGCGCGTCGCATCGCCAAGCGGGTTCAACCGATTCCTGGAAACCCGTTCGTGTCGCGAATCGTGGAGCAGAATATGGACAAGGTGAAACGATTGTTCAGCGAAGCGCTGGCTAGTATCATCGAGAAAGGGATTCCAAAGCGTGGCCGCATTCGCGTCACCATCCCGAAGCCAAGGTGATTGATGGCAACTAGCGCGCAGATTTCGTTCGCATTCATCGCCAAAGACGCGGCATCCAAAACGATCCGCGGGCTGTCTTCAACCGTGTCCGGTCTGGGCAAGGTTTCTTCTCGTGTTGGCGGATTTTTGAAGACTGGTTTCAAAGCCGCATTGGTGGGGATTGGTGGCGCGATTGCGGGTGCGACGGCGGCGCTGTATAAGTTCACGCAAGCCGCAATTGCAGACGAAAAATCCAACGCAAAACTCGTGTCGGTTTTGAAATCGCGAAAACTTGCTTCCGCAGAAAATTTGGCAATCGTTGAAAAACTGATCACCCAAGGAGCCGCGCTCGCATTCACTGGCGAAGAGATTCGGGACGGGCTTGCGACGGCGACACAGTTCACCAATAAGTTCACGCATGCACAAAAAATCTTGTCAACGGCGCAGGATCTGGCCAGAGCCAAAAACATTTCACTTGAAAAAGCCACATCAATTGTCGGGAAAGCATACCAGGGAAACACAAAAGGTTTGAAAAATTTCGGAATTGAAGTCGGCAAAAATGTCAAAGGAACCAAAGTTCTCACCGCGGTCAACAAGTCATTCGGCGGCTCGGCGAAAGCGTTCGCCGAAACCACCGAAGGTCGAATGACGATTTTGTTTGAATCCGTCAAGAAAGCGGGCGAAGGAATCGCCACAAGTTTGTTGCCGATTTTTGAAGAGTTGATGGATGTGTTCATGAAGCACGGGCTTCCAATTATTGACGGGGTTTCAAAAGCGATCAGCGGGTTCATCACGGAAAACAAAGAGTTGATCAAATCAGTCATCACAACCGCGGTTGGGTTTGTGCAAAACCTTCTTCCCGTATTGCAGAAAGTCGGCGAATTCATTTTCGGCACGGTTGTTCCGGCAATCGTTGGGTTCGTTCAAGGATTGACTGCGCCAGGAGGCGTGACGGACTCCATCGGAAAAGTGGTTGGCGGAATCGCCAAAGATCTGGTTCCGATCATCCAATCATTCATTGGAAATGTCGTGAAACTGGCGGGCAAAATCGGCGAATTGGTTGGCGTATTGTGGGGCGACGGGAATGGCCCTCTTGCTATCGCGTTCAAGGGCATCGCTGGAGTTGCTGGTGTGCTTCTGAATATTTTCGGGAACATCGCTGGGTTCATCGGAAACGCCATCAGCGCGGTGATTGACCTTGGCAAAGCAATCATGGATTCACCAATCGGCTTCATCATCAAAGCGGTTTCGGGGTTCGTCGGGAATGTTGCGGGAGGTCTTGGTGACGCGTTGAGCGGGCGACCCACGGGCGGCGGAATTTCGACTGCGGCTCCGACCGGATACGGCGCGAACAACGGCCAATTTGAAGTCAAAACGGCGGTCAATATTGATGGCAAACAAGTTGCGGAATCGGTGTCGAAGCGTCTGAACCTAACGCCAAGCGCCGCTCCCCGTGGGAGTTATTGATGTCATCCCCGTTCACGCTAACTATCGCGGGCGTTGGAACCGCAAACCTTCTGGCGGTTCCCGCTTCACCCGCGACGACTACACCATTCGTTGAACTTGATTCGTTCAGCGCGAGTCTTTCAACCGAAGGTGGCGGATCTATGTCGTTCACGATGATCCAACCGCTAACTCCTTCGGGTGGCCCTTGGTGGGCTTCTGGGACGGTCAATGACAATGCGGTTGTGAAGTTTTTTGACACGCGCTATTCGGGATCAACCCCTCTTTTCCTTGGGTTCATCAATACGCTTTCTGGTCAACTGCTTGGAAATGGCGTTGGAAATCGGTGCGAAGTAAGCGTTGACGGCGCAAACTTGTGGTTGAACAAAACCATTGTTCGCAAAGGATATGTCGGAACGGACATTTTTCAAACGGTCGGGTCGTTTTCACAAGGTTCCGGGACGGCAACAACCGACCGCGCGCACATCAACCAACTCTTGGCGAAAATTCACACCCAAGTGAACGATGCAACCACCCGCGAGATCCTCAACACCAGCGATGTGGGTGGCAACCGTGCAATTTTTTTCGGCACAGCAACCCCGATTGGGAAATTGCAGTTTGATGTCAGTGACCTTCGGTCTGCGCTTGATCAGATCGCAGAAGAAGCATCGGGTGAGAGCAAAGTTCCGATGAAATATTTCATTGATGCCAACGGGCGGTTGACGTATGCGCCGAAAGACACTTCGGCGACATACGCGAACGCACCAATGCAAATCAGCACACTGCAAGCCGTTCCGGTCATCGGTGGAACCGCCGCGGCGACCGTAGTTTCTCCACACAATTTGAATGTGACGCTTGATCACGGGCGAATTGTGAAGGGCATTTTTGTGGCCGCGGCAGATGTTCGCGCAGATCGGGACGCGAATGCAAAGCCGATCACAAATGCGCCTTATTTCCGAACATACACTGGTTCGGAACCCTATCGCGGGTCGGACTTGCCGTCTAGGGCTGGTGCGTTGCCACATGAAATTTTTGCCGCATCAAAGTTGAGCGGGTACGGGTTCGGGTCGCGATCAAAAAAAATCAACCGATTGACTCGTGCAACATTCCAAGTCAGATCAAAGCCAGTTCGTTCGGTTTCATTCGAGATCATGGATTCCGACCTTGATCAAGCGACCGCACCAGATTGGAGGTTCGGATTTTCGCAAGGGTACGCGCAGACGAGCGGGACGGCGTTTCAATTGGTCACAGCGTGGCTTCCGGATCAATATGTGAAAGTCAACGCCCCTTCGCTTGATGTGAACAACGAAGTGCTTCGCATCGTTGATGTTGGCATGTCGTTTCAGTCTGGGTCTTCCTATTCGTTGAAATATTCAATCACCGCCGATTTCGCAAAGCGCGAAGTCGGGGATGACATGCGAAGAATTTACGGGGGGAGATAATGTCAACATATGGGACGGACTCGGTCGGTCTGGGTCAATTCGACGGCGACATCACGACCGACAAAGGCGTGCCGATCATTTCAACGAACTCGGACGGTGAACTGGCAACTTTGATCGGGAGCGCACCACTTCGGTCAATCCACACGGGGATCACAAACGGAGATTTCGCGGCGTTGCCCGACGATCCAGACACGGACATTTCCGAT